AGTTGTTTCTTCTCTTTCATAATTCGCCGTAAGAAAGCAAAGTAAATGATTTGAGTGAAGTAAGCAAATGGGTTCTTAGACTTGTCAGGATCAAAGTTATCAACATACTGAATGCAGTTTTCTATACCATCAGAAATCATTTCTTCTCTGAATGAGTATGATATGAAGTTAGGTTTTCTTGATAGATGTTCTGCAATCTTCAAGAAACATGCACCAATGTAGTTTGACAGTCTAGGTTTTTCTTTATCGGTCTCTTTGGCTTCTTTGACCTTCAGACGATACTCTATGATTGCCTGTAGAAAGTCGGCATTGTTTACATAGTGTTTTGGGTTTGCGGCCATAATGTTTTCCTGGTAATATTATAAAATTTCACTTGACAAGATTGTCATCGATGCAGTATACTAACTGTGTTCCGTTTGAAGTTAATGTATTGGATTGTTCTTTAGGACCTCTGATACCATCTCATCATATTCTTCAATCTCTTCTTCTCTCAACCTATTTAAAGCATATCTGATTTGTTCATCTTGCAGAATCAAACGATTCTGCTCACTGTCAACAACGGTATTGTAGTGGTCAACGAGTTCTTCTTTTGGGTTCACAACTGTAAGAATATCAGCACAATGTATTTGAGCAATATTCTCTTCAATCAATTCAATTGGTAACCAAGGACTTATATGCATTGCATTTTGTCCTGTAGGCATTCTCTTAAAGACAAGACGCATTGGATTTGAAAGCAATGCTGTACCATCAGCAGAGTCTTCAATAAAATCAGCAAGAACATCTTCTCCCGTAACTAGACGGATTATCTTGACATTTAGATTGTCAGGTTTTGAGGTCAATGTTGTAGAATTTGTAATTAAATTTTTCGTCATCGTATATTTTAACACGCTCTATGAAATGTTGCAATGTGTAATTGGCATGTTTACCTATTCTGAAATCATCTGATATATCAAACAATACTGCCTTTTCTTTGTTATCACCTATTCGCAAACCTCTACCTATAGATTGAAGATTCCTAATGCGAGACTTTGAAGGAGAAGCAAAGATAATATTATGGAGATTCCGAATGTTGACGCCAGTAGAAAAAGTGCCATAAGAAGCAACAATAATTGCATCATTCTCTTTTTCAGTGATTGCACGAACCGATTCACGAATCTCAACATCAGTTCCACCAAAGACAAAAAACACTTGTCTTTTTCCTGCGGCTTCTTTGATAATGGCATATAATTCCTTACCATGTTTTTCAACAAACTGAAACAGAATTAGGCTATTGCCTTTCAACGAAAGAGCAAGATTCTTAATGAATTCATTTCTTGCTTGATTCATTACTATGTATTCAATCTCAGTATTGAAGTCCCAGTCTCTTGATTGTTTGCAAATGGCTTCAGGATATTTTAATATCAAACACTTGATGAAAAAATCTGCTAACTGTTTATTGTCAATCAGTTCTTTTGTGGTTGTAACTTGTGTAGCAGGACCAAACAGACCTTCAAGCACAAGTTTATGTGTCTGAGTTCCATCAAGTGTTCCTGTACAACCAATGCGATATTTTGAATTGACAAGACCAGTCATAATCGTTGTCAATGATTTTGCTTTGAATTGATGTGCCTCATCACCAAGAACAAAATCAAACTGTTCAAAGTACTCAGGTGGATTTTTGTAAATTGATTGCCATGTAGTCACTGTTAAAAATTTATCTGTGACTTTATCTTTACCTGAGTACTGTCTGTGTATGTATTCTTCAGAATCATAACCATATGATTTGAAGTCTGTGAACATCTGTTCAACCAATGATGTTGTTGGTACAATCATCAGACCTTTTCTGTTCTGCATACTGAATTGAAGAAACGATGTTATCAAATAAAGTATCAGAGATTTACCTGATGCTGTTGGAGATATCAACAACATTCTTTTATTACGAATTGCTTGAGCAAACGCTTTGAGTTGATAGTCTCTTACTTCATGTGGAAGGTTTAATGATAACGCCCAATCATGGGCTTCTTTCATTGAGAAGTTTTCTGTGACTTCTGAGAATCTATCAACCGAAAGAGTATACTCTCTTTCTTTAGCAAACACACGAATGTGGTCTAACAGACCATGATAGATGTGAAAACTTCTTAGGTCAAATAACCTAATCTTACCATCCCAATATCTTGATTTGTATGCTGGTGTATATTGATAACCAGGAACATAAAATGTGAAGTAGTCTGACAGTTCTTGTGCTACTGATTTCTCACATTCGATATGTAAGAATACTTCATTCACTTTTCTAATTACTAAATCATGCACCCTGTATAAATCTTTCCCATGCTATGAAGTCTCGCAGTTGCCATGTACGATTGTTGAGTTCTTTTAAAATAGCGTTACATGAATCAACCATTTCTTCGTTGAGTGCTTTCTGAGCAATCACACGATTCATGTCTTCATCGCTATCAAGATATGTAGATATGTCCGATTTGAGAACAAATGGAAATGGTTCCCATCCATGTTCTTTCAATTGGTCATCATCTAATTTACCTGTGTAGTATTCCCACTTCAGTCTTTTTATTTTGGCTAATTTAAATTCACAGTTCTTGACTTCAAGTTTACTGTTTGATAGAATACGCAGATACTTGCTGTGAAGTTTGGGTATGTTTAAAAGTTCTTTGCCTGGTTCTGTTCTGTCCATGTCAGAATCTTTGGTCCACATATCTAACAACTCATTCAATTTATTCATAATTACCTCAGTAATAGTTACACTAATCTGCAACTAGTATAACACAATTTTAAACTTTGTCAATATTAAATACGGTAAATCTGAATGACGCATCGGCAGTAATGACTGCATTGGCATCATCAGTTGTTGACATCATTATGGATGATAGAGTTGTTGGGAAGCAATCAATAAACTTAATTCGATAAGTTGGATTGTTCTTTGAGTTAAGCAAAGTCAAAGATGCATCAGAGTATTGAGGACTTGTTGTATTCACTGCATTTGGTGAAAGTTGTCCTAGATTTTTATACTCATCAAACTTTGTAGGGAATGTCAATGCACGAATCCAATCGTGAATTTCAAACCATGAAATCAAATCTTCATCTACCAAGAAAGTCACATTGAGTACATCATATATGATTTTCTCTCCAGGTCTGAAGATATCAACAAATGGTGTTGATTGTGGAATTTCTGATAGAGACACTCCAGGCAAATTCACTGACTGGCAGAAATATTGCATTGCTGGCGCTCTAAGAAATGTCAATAGAAACTTATTCGATTGAAAGAAGTTTGTATTATTGGGGGTTCTGTTAAGTGCTGTCATATGTCTATTTATAAGCAAAAAAAAGAGGGACCGAAGTCCCTCTTTCAAATACCACTCTTGAAGGTGGCTTATTAATTACATCAAGTTCGTTACTTTGAATGAACGATAGTAATTGTTGCTTTGCGCTGTCAATGCACCATAGCTTTGAGTGGTACCGTTTGCGAATGGGTTTGCAACCAATCCGTAACGAGTTTTGAAACCAATCTTTGGTTGGAATGTTGAAGTATCAACAGCACGAACCATTTGCAATGGAACATATGGGCAGTAGAAAATACCAGCATCATATGCGTTAGTACCTTTGTAACCCACAACAGCGAATTCAGAAGAACCAGTTGCTGTGAAATACGGATCGATGTACACTTTGATACGACCGAACATAGTACCTGCAAAAGTATTACCTGTATCGTCAACTGTCAAGTTAACTTGAGATTGCAATGCAGAATTGTAATCAAGAACACCAGCCATAGCCAATGCAGATGCTACATCTGAAGAAACGATAAGGATGTTACCTTTACCACGGCGAGTTGTTTTAGCAATCGCATTAGCTTCTCTTTCGATTTGGAAAGTCAAGCCTTTGATTTTTTCAACCATCCAACGACCGTTTGAGTCAGTGTCTAAGTCGAAAGTACCAGTGGTAGTTGTACCAACTTGTGCACCGATTTTAGAAACACCGTAGATTGTACGGATAACTTCACGGTTAATTTCAGCAAGAATTTCAGCGGAAAGAATGTTTGACAATTCTGTTTCAGCGTCAAGACCATGAACTGCTTTCAAGTCTTGTGCAAGTTCCATTGTGTATTCTGCTTTCAAAGCACGAGTAAGTGCAGTAACAGTAACTTTCTCAATTGCGAAAGCCATTTCTTTCATTGCATCAGATGAGCCAAGTGTTTCAGCTTGTGATGTTGTCAAACCACTACCAGCTGCCGCATTTTGTACGAAAGTGTTAGTTGTGTTTGCAGTACCAGCAACAGCAAGAGCCGCTTGTGTATCATTTGGATAATCACCAGCGTGAGTGGTGTTAGCTTCGTTGAAGAATGCTTCATCATTTGTGTTAGCTTGACCAGCATAGCGTGAACGCATTGCGAAAATCAAACCTGTTGGGCCTGTCATTGGTTGAACACCGCAGATGTCATAGGCGATAAGGTTAGGTAATGAACGGCGAACTAGGCTGATAAGAATTGGGTCGAAACCTGCAACTGGACCACCTGCGTTTGCACCGCCACCGAAACCGCCAGTACCAACGGTAGTAGCTTCACGAAGAATGTTATTTTCTTCGTAGAATGCTTTTTCTTGGTTCTCAAGAATAACTGCTGTAACAGCTTTACGATATGGGTCTTTGATTGGCGCTAGTTCTGGATGGTCAAGAACTGGCGACCATTTTTTGGAAATTTCTTCTGAGAGAAACATATTTTTGCTCCTTGGGTTTATTTAG